TTAAATGATGACTTAAAAAGAACGTGGACTAAACTAGACCTATCCAAAACAGTAGAAACACAAACGCAAGAGGTAATTAATCAGCTAATAGAAATACTAAAATGAATGATATAGAAAAAATAAGAGAATTACTAAACGTACCAAAAGACCAACGTATTGCACAGCATATTTATAACTCAAATAGAGATGTAGAAATAAATTATCAATTTAATGCAATTACAGGTGGTAATAGAAAAGAACACCAAGGAGTAGGCGTAGATATATTTAGTATAGAAGATGAAAGATTTATAAATAAACTTAAAGAAAAATAATATGCTATCATACAGAGACAAAACCTTTTGTTGCTCAAAAACAGATAACCATACCTGTGATAGAGAATTTACAGAAGAAGATAAAATAAAAGCTGAGAAGTGGTGGGGTAATAAAGAATATCCTGTTTCTCTTTCAAAGTTTTGTGAAGAATCCTAGAAATAGGGTTTTTTCTTTGCCTATTTACTTAAACCTATGGCATATATATAATAAATGTATTATTAGTAAATATAAAAATATGGCAGATAAGGTAAAAAAGAGAAAAGAAAGAACTGTTACGCCAACAGCAAAGCAAATGGGTCTTATCAAAATCATAATGAGACAGATTGATAACCCAAGTGCTGATTTTGTTTGGGGTAAAGCCTTAAAAGAGGCTGGTTATACAGAAGCTATGCAACGGTCACCAAGTAATGTGTACAGAGCTAAGGCTTTCAGAGAGTATGTTCCACGACTTGTTGAGACTACAGCTACAATAGCTAGTCTTGCAGGAAAAGAACTATCAAGAAGAATGTCAGCAGGTAATATTGAAAAAGAAAGAACTAATGACATAAGAAACGTAATGAAAGATTCTATTACACTAGGAAGACTTATGAATGACGAGTCAACATCAAACTCTAAGAGCACAAAAGAAGACCTTAGAGGTTTATCAGATGCAGAGTTGCATGAGATGGCAACTGGCGAAGTTGTAGACGTAAAAGTTGAAGATGGAGAAGAGAAGTAGCCCAAAAGAATTAGCATCAAGGGAATTAGCAAAACGTGAACTAGCTCGTAGATATTTAAAAGATTTTATTGACTATACGTTTGAAGACCCAAGAGGTTTTAATTTTAATTGGCATCATGAAGAAATTATTAAGAAACTTCAAAAAGTTGAAGATGGAGAAATAAAAAGACTTATGATTTTTATGCCACCTCGACATGGTAAGTCAGAGATTGGCTCAATTAGATTCCCAGCATGGCTAATGGGTAAGAATAAAGATAGGCAAATCATTCAGGCTTCCTATTCAGGAGACCTTGCTACCGATTTTGGTAGACAAGTTAGAAACCTAGTTAACTCAGAACAGTATCGTAAGATATTTACAACTGAACTTGCTACGGATTCACAAAGTAAAAGTAAATGGAACACAGATGGTCGTGGAGTCTACAACGCTGTTGGTGTTGGAGGTTCTGTAACAGGAAAGGGTGCTGATATTCTTATTATTGATGACCCTATCAAAAACAGGCAAGAGGCTGAGTCAGAAACGGTTCGAAACCAAATTTATTCTTGGTATCAATCAACAGCTCGTACTCGTGTGATGCCAGGAGGTGCTATTATTGTTATTCTTACGAGATGGCACGATGATGACCTTGCTGGTAAAATTTTAGAAGATGCAGAGGAAGGATTATGGGATGTTTTACATTATCCAGCGATTGCTGTAAAAGATGAGCCCTATCGAAAGACAGGAGAAGCTCTATGGGAAGATTGGTTCAACTTAGAAAACCTTAACGCTATTAGAAAAGATATTGGTCCTTATGAGTTCTCAGCTCTGTATCAGGGAACGCCTGTAGACGATGAAGCTAAGTTATTTAAAACGGATTGGATTAAAAGCGTTCCTATGGAAGAAGTTCTTAAAAAAAGAACTATGTGTTACATAACATATGACGTTGCTTTCTCTCAAAAAGAACAATCTGACTACATTGGAGAAATTATAAACTTTGTAGATGAGGATGGAACGTGGCACGTTAAGTCTAATAAGATTAAACTTAATCCAGCTGAGTTTTTAGATAGATTATTTATAATGTACAACAGGTATAAACCTGAATGGATTGGGATAGAGGCTGTTTCTTTTGAATCAGCTGTTAAACCATTCTTAGATATCGAAATGAGAAAACGTAACTTTTATTTACCACTTAAAATGTTAAGTCACAAGGGTGTAAATAAATACACTCGTATTCAGGGTCTTATCCCTAGATATTCTAATAATGCTATCATTCACATTGAAAAAGAAGCAGACGATTTAGAAGATGAGCTTAATAGTTTCCCTAAAGGAAAACATGATGATGTTATTGATGCCTTAGCATATCAATTGGATATTGCAGAATCTCCTCGCAAGTATGACGATTATCTTGATGAAGACCTCTACGAAGAGGAAGGTATTGACCAATACATGGGAATATAATATAAATAATACAATATGACTATAGTAATTAGAAAAAAAATACCCCAAGTTAAGAAGAGTTTACGAGATAAACTATTTAATCAAGCAAAAAAAGAGATTTTAATCGCTAGAGAGTACCAAACGAAGAGACATTCGTCTTGGAAAGAGATAGAAACGGAAGTATTTGCCCAAAAAAGGATAAATACTAACACATCTCGTGCTAATGTTAAGTTATTTCAGATGAGAGAGTTCTTAGACATGCTAATTAGTAAAATTGATGCACCAATGGATTTCGATTATTCAAGTGGGTCAAACAAGGCAAAAGAGAACGAAGCAAGAAACCTTAATGCACTCAAGGATAGAGACAAACAACCACAACATGGAAACTGGGCTATGAAAGATTACATGGCAAAAGAGATTGCAGCAACCTATGGTAGAGTTATTTACGAAATGCACGCTGAGAGCAAAGCAGGTAATTATAGAAACATACTAACAGTTTTAGATGTATATGACTTTATGATTGACCCTAATGTTTCAGGAATAGATATGGAGACAGCTCTATATATGGGTAGATACGGAATTAGAGAGTCATTACACTCACTTAAAGAAGGAGTTAAATCAGGTGTGTTTATTCGTTCAGAAGTAAACTCATATACTGAACAACTTGAAGCAGGTGCTAAAATTGATGACAACTTAGGTCAACAACAAACAAGCAAACAGAATAGAGAAAGCGTTGTAGCTTCAAAACCAAAGCAAGCTACGGATTACCTTACTCTTTGGGAATGGTATACAACGTATGATGGAGAAAGATATTATTTACTTATGAATGAGGAAGGATTACTTCTTAGATGTCATAAACTAACTGATGTTTTCTCAAGTGGTCTATTTCCATTTGCATCTTGGGCATATTACCCAAATGCTTTTGAATTTTGGACACCATCCCCTTGTGAAATAATTAGAGATATAGTTATCTTACAAGAAAAAAACATTAACCAAATTGTAGACAACGTAGAGTCAATCAATAAACCACAGAGAGCTGTAGTTGCAAAAATGATTGAAAATATGTCAGACCTTAAATACAGAAGAGGTGGAATCATAAAACTTAAAGGTGATGGAAACTTAAACATTGATAATATTTATCAAAGTGTTAAAACACCTGAGATTACAAGCCCACTTGTTGTATACGAAAAAATGAACGCTATTGTTCAACGTATTACTGGAATGAGTGATTCGGCTCAAGGAATTGCAGATGAAAAAGGTAAAGTAGGTATCTTCGAAGGAAACCTTTCAGCAGCGGCAGATAGATTTGCTCGAATTGAAAAATCATATTCAGATGGATATGCTAAATTAGCTCTACTGTATTATTACGGAGTTAAAGACCACCTTACTAAAAAAACAGCTATTGAAGTTCAAGGAGAAAACGGAGTAGAGACAATTAAAATTAACAGAGGGGATGTAGGTAACGAACCTTTCCCAATTGTAGTTACATCATCTATTGTGCAAAACGCAAGAGATAAGGCTCTCCAACGTAGAAAACTAGACTTCCTAATGGCTCAAGGAGAAAGACTTCCAAATCAAATGAAAGCACTAGAACTGGAAGCAGACATTGTTGGATTCTCAAAAGATGAAATTAGTCAACTTATGGCTAAAGATTACGGAAGCTCACAAGTGTTAGCTGAAGCATCAAGAGACCTACAAGAATTAATTAAAGGTAGAGATATCGAACTTAACCTAGGGGCAGACAGAGCTTATGCTCAATACATGATGGACTACCTTAGAACAAGTTCAGAATACTTAAACGAAACACAAGTTGATGCTGTACAAGAATATATCCAAGGATTATTCGATGAAGGTATTGTTGTTGAAAATACAGCAAGAAACATTATGAACGCACCAATGGAAGAAGCTCAATCTGCTGAAGCATCTGCTAATAACACACAAAACAGAACTACACCAGGAGGAGATAATAATAACCCACTTAACTCTTAATAAATATATGAAAAGAAAAAAAACAGATTTTAAAATCGTATCTCAAGAAGGTACAAAGAACGAATGGAAATTATCAGAACGTATTTGGGAAACATTTACGATTGGTGATGTCAAAGACGAACGAAAAGATTACAAGATTGCACTTCACAAGCTAAATGTAAAAAAGCGAGAGCATGATGAAATTGCAGAACAAATGACTATCAAACTAAAGACTGCTCCTGAGCTTTATAAAATGTTTGAATCGTTAAATGAAGAACAACAAAGACAAATGGCTTTATTCTCTTATCACACAGCTATGTCAAATAAAAGACAGGAAGACATTGATTTTGCTAAAGGTCAAATTAAAGATAATGAGGAATATCAAAAATTCCTTGATGAAACAATTCTATGTCAGGACAAAGAGAAATAGTAGAAGAACAAAGAAAAGAAGAAGAGAGACAAGAAGCAACAGCTGAGATTAAATCAGAGATTAAAGACTCAACTGAAGCTAATATCTTTCTTAAAACAAACGGAGCTAAAAAGTTTATTGATTCAGTTAATGATAATGCAATTGCAGAACTAACAACTGTTCTAAACTTAATTGAAAATCCTAAGTCTGATATTAATGAGTATGTCTCTCAAGTATCAAAACTTAGAGCAACTATTCTTATGCTAAATAAGTTTAGAGCTGAAACAATTAAAAAAGAGTCACTAGAAGAAACTCTTACACAGATTCTACGAGATTACGAATAGTAATGGATGGTCTGAATTTGGGGATTTATATAATCTCCTTATTCAGGGTATTGATAAAAATAATCATGCCTTGTATAATTTATTAGTCAATTAGGTGCGGCTACATCTTTAGGATATTTATATCCACTTAAGCCTTACGACAAATATATGAAAATAGATAAAAATGGTAATCAAGTAGACCTTAATACTGACGTTGGTACTGACGATAAAGACTCTCAAACAGAAGATAAACCTACTTATGAAGAACTACAAGCCTTACTGGCTAAAGCCGAAGAAGTTAGAGATAACTACAAGACTCGTTCAGAAAAAGCGGAGAAAGCTACTCCTAAAAATTCAGATTTATTTAAAGATGAGGAAGACGTAGACGAAACTGACCCTGTAGCTCTATACGCAAAAGAGTTTGGAGGAGACCCTGAAGCAATTAAGAAGTTAATTGAATTAGGAAAAAGTTCAGTTTCTGTAGATGAAAAAGGCAGAATGGATTCACTCGAAGCGAGACTAAAGCAACGAGATATTGATGACAAATTTGAAAGCCTTTGGAAAAATACTACTGACAAGACACCTGGTATTTCTGATAAGATTAATAAAAATCTTATTAAGAAACTAGTTTTAGACCCTGAAAATGGAGACAAAACTATAGACCAAGTTATTGAAGATGCGTATGGTGAGATTATTGTTGATTCAGAATCTACACAAAACTCACAAGCTAAAGGAAAGTCAACATCTCCAACTGATTTAAAAACAGCACTTGCCTCAGATGATTCTGATGCCTATGCTAAATATTTAAAAACAGATGAAGGAATGGCTGAACTAATAGCGTCACTTTAACAGACACTATTCATTAATTATAAATATACATGGACAATTTTATTAAACACTTTTCAACAACATACGAAGAAATCTTTCAAAAGGTTACTGTTTCGGATGCTGTTACAAACTCACGTTTTGAGTCAAAACTAAGTTACGGACAAACTGTAACTCGATTCACTCTTGCTGATAACATCCGAATCCGAGACGTTGTAAACGACTACGATGACCGAGTTATCGACAATCTTGAAGATGGAGAAGAACTACTTACTATTAACAAACAAAAGTCAGCAAACTTCCGAATCTCTCGAAAAGACAGAATTCAAAACGGTCCTCTTTCAGCAGCAGCTGTACAAGGAGGAAGAGTAGCTAAAAAAATGGCTATTCAAGTAGACTCAGACGTATTCTCACAAGTATCTGATGCTTACACAACTTTCGATACTGGTGACCTTACAGGTCTAGGTTCAAACGGAACACCTATCGTATTCGCTGATGGAAACCTTTACTCAACTCTTACAAAACTTCGTGCTAAACTACGAAGAAATAACATCGGACTAGAAGGAACTGTATTCGTAATGGATTCATTTGCTACTGCTGTTGTAGAAGCTAACCGACTTGGGAAAGAAATCAGCTCAGCTGAAACTACATTCCGAAACGGATTTGCTGGTAAAGTTCTATCATCACAATGGTTTGTCTCAGAAAACCTTACAGGTGAAGCTGTTATGTCAGCTTCAGCAAACCCTGCTAACGGAGACACATTCGTTATCGAAGGAATTACTTGGACTATTGCTGCATCACCTGCAGATGATTCAAACGAAATTTTACGAGGAGCTAACACAGCAGCAACAATGGCTAACATTGTAGCTGAAATCAACAATCCAACTAAAATGGATGCTGATGACCAAATTAAAATGGAAGACGCACTTCAACTATCTGCTACAGTAGTAGGTGGAAAAGTTGTATTTCTAGGAATTGGTGCAGGGCGACTTAACATTGCTGTTACAGGAACTTTTGCAATTGACAAAAACTTCATTCACGCTTACTTCGGTAAACGTTCAACTATTGATTTAGTAATGCAAGACAAAATGTCAATCTTCGAGACACAAGAACCTCGAAAACCAGTTAAAAACTACTTAACAGAATTTATTTACGGATATGATGTATTTGAAGATTCAAAACAACAATACATTGACGTACTTATTGACGTTTCAGTATCATAACAGAACTTACTCACCTTACGGTGGGTTTTTTCTTTACCTATTTACAAACAGTTCAATAGTCGTTATTATTTATTAATATGAATACACAAACCGTTATTAATAAATTTAGAGTGTGGGTCGATGATGCTTCTGAATTATCTCCCGAAGAAGAGGTAGACCTTGCACAAGAAAAACTTGATGAATTTTTAGGAGAACGTACTTGGGATTTTCTTAAAAAAACAGCAACCGTTTCTATTGTTTCAAATGAAATAACACTTCCAACAGATTTTAAATATATTCTTAAAACAGGATTACCTGAAGAATATCTTTATGTTAAGGTTGACACAAAAAAAATAAGATTAGTTTCTTTACAAGATAGAGATTCATGGGGTGGTGAAAATGTAGCTTACATTGACTATGCAGAATCAAAAATTAAATTTACAAACCCAACAACAGGGGTATCAACATTTGATTATGTTAGAGAATCAGATGAAATAACAATAAATTCAGAAATTATTGGTCCTCGTTCAGTTGGATATGCAATAGGAAGACTTATGGCAAGAGATTTTTATACACTAGACCAAACAGAATTTGGTCGGTCTCAATATGCAGCAAATGATGCAGCTTATGAAAAACTATTAGGTCAAATGTCAGTACACAATCAATACGAAATTAATTCAGTAGAATAATATTATGAGTAGACAATTTATCACACAAGGATTCAATAAAGGAATCCATAATAAATTAGACCCTGAGCTTATCCCAAAGGAGGCAGCTGTAGATTCTAAAAACTGGGCAACTAGAGAATATGGTATTGAATTGTCTAGGGGAATCAGAAGAGTTAATTCTGCTGGTGTTGCAGGTTCAGGAGTAAATGAAAACTGGGCTTACAAAGCTAACGGAGATAAACTTCACTACAGACAAGTTAAGATTGGAGATAATTACATCGTTCAATATGACAATGGAACAGAATGGGTAAATGTTATTGAAAACATGAAACACGAATGTTCATTTACTAATTACTCTTCAATCGGTGGAGTATTTATGTTCATTGGTTCTCAAGATGGTCTATTCATGATACTTACTGCAAACCCAACAGATTACATTGACATGACAGACTCACAAGTCAACTTTAAAGGTAAAATATTTATTGATAGAGGTCGTATGATTCTATGGGATAGAGAGACAGACGGAACAGGTCTTTATGGCTCTAAAATTGACCCACAAGACGGAAGTGTTCTAAACATCAAAGGACAAGACCTTGGAGATGGAACAGGCTCTAAAGAGCAATTCAGTGATACACTTGTAAGAAAACCATTCGACTATATTTCAGGTGTTAATGTTGTTGGTAGAACAGGGTCAGAGAGAACAATTTCTAGTATCTCAAAAGAACAAATTGCTACTGTTGCTTTCTCTCAAGCTCACTTATTAACAGTTGGAGACATAGTTCAATTTAAAGATGTTGTTGGAATGACAGAGATTAATGGCTTAACAGCAGAAGTTTTAGAAAGAATTAGTACAAGCGTTGTAAAGGTTAAATTAAACACAACTGAGTACACAAGTTATACCTCAGGAGGTCTAGCCTATGAGGTAGAAAAGTTCACAGATGATTTTTCAGGAACTCTTAGCTCTAATAAAGATGGAACAGGAACTATTAATTATACAACAGGATTAGTAGAAGTAAACTTCCAAACAGCACCAAGAGATGATTCTGTTGTTAAGGTAGTATATCAAACACAAGACCACAACAAGGATGGTATCACTGACTTTACAAGCTCTGCTACTAGAATTGCAGGAGAAGGTTTTATTCTTCGACAAGATGTTGGTGGAGATGCTATTCAAAATGTATTAATTTTAGATGGTTCTTATTTCTCAATAAAAGAAAACTCAATCTATCGTGTATCACTATCACAAGACGATAACCCTTCAGGGGTTGTTAATGAGGTTTTCAGAAGAAACACTGGTATTAAATACTGGCAATCTGCTGTAACAACCTCTAAAGGAATAATTTACATGGATAGCTTTGACGGAAGAAGCCCTAAACTATCTCTATTATCTAGGGGAGCATTTGGAGATGTTTTCGACTCAAAAGAGTTTGCAGAACACTTCGAATATTCAAATTATATTTGGGATAAATCAGTAATGGTTGTTTCAAATGAAAACATTATTGTTTCCTGTAAAGAAAATGGTAGTACATATAATAATCTACTTTTAGTTATTAACTTAACAGAGAATAGAATTGATAAGTATGACTACAGAACAGGTTCTATATCAAATAGCGATGGTCAGCTATATATTACTGACTCACTGTCTGTTTCGACTTATAAGGTTTTCTCAGGATTCTCAAATAATGGAAAACAAATAGAAAACTACTGGACTGGAAAAGAAGAGTTAATGGAAACAGAAAGACTTAAAAAAACTAGATTCATTAGAATTAAAGGAGATATTTCACTAAACGTTGAATTAGATATTTATGTATCTTACGACAATTTAGATAGAGAACTAATTGGAACACTAAAAGGTAATTCTAATTTTGTAAATCTGTCTAAGGTAAAAACAATTGGAGATTCACTTGTTGGTGAAGATACTATTGGTGGAAATAGTGAAACTTTTACAATAGGAATTGAAACAGCTCCTTACTTTGCTGAGTTTAAATTAAAACAAAAAAAGTTTAACAAAAGACAAATAACTTTTGTAGCAAGAAATGGAGGGTATGTATCAGTCGAGAAAGTTATAGATGAAGATATACTTTATTATCAAAACCGTATGCCTAGGAATAGACGTATTAAACCGATTGTTACTTATTTTGAAACTAAAAAAGTACTTGACGAATTATTAGAAACTTTAGATTATTACAAAAAAAACAATGTTATATAACAACCCAATTAACCCAGCATTAGACACACCATCTTCAGCTGCAGGTAAAACAAACTTAAACTTTAAAGAGCTATATGCTGCTATAACAGCACAAGTTAATGCAATCGCATTAAACACTGAAAAACCTTCGCTTACTTCAGTAGGTACATTTACAAACAAAACATTTACAGAACCAGTAATTAATAACCCAACAGGTCTTGATTCTACAGACGTAGGATTAGAAAATGTTACTAATGATGCTCAAGTTAAGGTGGAAGGAGCTCAAGCAGTTGAAGGTGTAAAGACATTTAGTTCTTCACCTATTATTCCTGACCCAACTCTTGCACAAGAACCAGTTACAAAAGCCTATTTTGAAGAGAATACAAACACAGGTGCACCAAAAATATTAAATGTAATAGTAGGTAGAAGGATTTTGGTTAGTCAAAACATTTCTACAGATGATTTAAAAGTAAAAGTATCAATCTCACAAACTGGTTTTGGTCAATTCAAATTTACAGTTTTAACTCAGACAGAACTTAGAACCTTTACTTCATCTGATTTTGGTTCAATGGATAGATTTGAATGTGCAGCTATTTACGATGGAAAAGTTTATATTTATGGACATAGAGATTCAGATGATGTCAAATTTTTATCAAGATTTGATTTATCAGACTTGGAAAATGCAACAGAAGAAGTAATTGACATAACAACAAATTCTATTTTACCAAATTCAGGTTCTTATTCTCAAATGTGTTTAGTTAATGGAGTATTCTATTTTTCAACACAAACAAATACAGGTATTTTGATAAAAGCAACATTATCAGGAACAACATTAGTAAGTAAAACAACGATTACCCTTTCAGGTAATACTGTAAATACTTCTGCTTATACAGGTTTTGCTATTCTTACAGATGGTAGTTTTATCATAAGAGAAAACAACCAAGCAAACTATGAATTGTTTAATTCATCAGGAGAATCTCAAGGAATGAGGGATAATTACTTTACACAAACTGAAGGTAGTTCAGGTCTTATGACTTACTATGAAACATCATCAACAAATAATATTATTTATTTAGTAAACCATCTACCCGATGCATTAGGTATTGCTAATAGGGAATATATAGTTTAACTAATAAATATATGGAATAGCTATTACTTCAACTAAGTTTAACCTTACAGGTACATCAAGAATTTAATACTATAATTTATTAAAAGTAATACAAAATTAACAATATAACAAATAAAATTATGATTGCAGATATTATCGCAAACTTTAAAACAACACTTACACAAAGTGTAGAAATAGGTGGTACAACATTACAAGTTGCATCAATCCTTACCTTAGATGGTACAAATATTCCAAATGGTCTTTACGGATTTACTATTGGAGTGAATGACAAAATTGAGCACTTTACAGCTGTTAATTCAGGTGGAATACTAACTGACGTTAAATCAGTTAATTTTGTTGATGGAGCAGAAACAAATGGGTTTACAAAAACTCATGATATTGGAGATGATGTTAGGATAACTAACCACGTTGCTCTTAAAAGACTTATAAGAGTTCTTCAAGGGCTTGACGGACTTGAGGGAACAGCACCAATGAAGTACCAATCAACACCAACCCTGTCAAATGCAAATGAGCTTGCGACAGTAGGCTACGTTCTATCGGTTGTTACTGGTGGAGTAGTTACTACAGATGCTCTTGTAATTTCAGCACTAGCAGATGAAGACATTAATGAAAACGAAACTGTTTACCTTAAAAGTAATGGTAGATGGGAAAAAACAGATGCTAAAGACTCAGCAAAGTCTTTAGGGATTATTGGAATAGCATTAGAGACTGTTACTTCAGGTTCAGGATTTAAAGTTACAATTCAAGGTATTCATTCAGGGTCTTATACAGCTGGTTCAAAATATTACCTATCTGATATTCCAGGGCAACTATCAACAACAGCAGGTAATAATGTTGTATTCTTTGGTGAAGCTAATTCAGCTGGTGACTTAATTATTACTCACATACCAGGATTTCAAACTATTACAGCAGAAGAAAAACAAGCATTAGCAGGTACAACAGGTACACCAAGTACAGAAAACAAATATGTTACAGAAGATAATGTTTATTCAGGAGATTTTGACCAAGAACAAACAACTCAAGATGCAGAAATAAGAGTTGGAGAAACTAATACAACAGGACAAAATAATGTACTTGCACAAAGTTTTAAAGCTGGTAGAAGTAAAATTAAGGGAGTAAAACTATGGAAAGAACCAAATGCAGGAACAAATGCAGGAGATATTACAGTTCAGTTGCAAGCAGATAATGATGGAGACCCAAGCGGAACGTCATTAGCAACAGTAACAATTTCAGACTCGGTTTACAATGCTCTTACTGATGAAGAAGAGTTTGAGGCTATATTTTCAACACCATACGATGGAATGATACAAGGAAACCTTTACTGGATTGTTGTAAGTTCATCAACAGCAGATAACTCAAATCATATAAACCTTGGTACTAACAGTGCAGGAGGTTATTCAAATGGTTCAGTTAAATATAAAAACGTAACTGATGGTTGGGTAGATGTTTCAACCGTAGACCTTTATTTTAAAACAATAAATGGATTAAATAATCAAGTAATTAAAACAGACGAGAATGGTTCAATACCAACTGAATTTTCTAAAGAATCTTTTGGAGATTACGTTCTTGCTGATGAAGACGATGATAGCGGTGGTATGAACATTACTTACATAGTACCAGCTGTTGGTTTTTGTTGGGGAATGGTTTCTACTGGGGGAAGCACCGCAATCGCAGAGCACCAACCTTATGGTGGTAGTTACTACAGGATTGCTAGATCATTACAAAATGATGGAGGAGAAAGAGCATTTTCAGTACCAGTTAATGTAGGAGATAGAGTTAGATTGTCATCGTCTGATGGAAGAGGTATTTTAAATTTTAGAAGTCTTTACAAATAGTATTATGGCAAGATTATCAAGAAAAAAAACAAGAGCAAAATTTGCATCTGCAAGAAAAGCAACAGCAAATAGAAGGTCTTCAAATAGTTCAGGAGGTAGTTCAAGTGGTGGCTCAAGTAGCACTCCAAAACTTAACGATGCACAAAGAGCTAAAATAGTTCAAATAGCAACACAAAATGCAGCCAACAGAGGTTCAGGTGGAGCAACTCCTTCAGGTGGAGGTTCAGGTGGAGGAAGTTCTGTACCCGTCTTTGGAGATAATTCTCAAGGGGTTAGAGACCTACAAAAGCAACTTAATTCACAAGGTGCTAATTTAGCTGTGGATGGGATATTTGGTCCTCTTACTAGAGATGCACAAAATCAATTTGGAGGTTCAAGAGGTTCAAACAACTCAGGTGGTACACCTAGTCCTTTTAGTGACTTTAATGCCCCTACAGGTCAAACAGATTTAGATAGACAA